GGACCTTCCGCATGTGGTGGGGAGAATACAGGCCGAGGTTAAAGTCCACGGTCACCCTCTTCCTACCATCATGATTCTCGATTTGATTGAGGAGTTCCTCAGTGATAGGGAAGAAAGAAAAAAGTCGAGGGTCATGGAAGGATTTGATGAATCAAAAGTCGAGGAGGCTTTTGGACGAGTGAGCAGGAAGTGGAGTGGACAGGAGAATATAAACTAATGGCAACACTGAAGATCATGGATCTGCACCAAGTGGAGGATGGCGCCATCAATCCAAAGACGGGATTGACGGAGAAACCTTCCTGGTACGTTCGTTTCGAGGACATGTCTGATCGTGTATTGTTTAAGTCCAGACTGTTGGAACTATTATCCATGGGTTTCCGCAAGACGGTGGAAAACTTCAAGGCAGGCAAAGCTACTACAAGTGCAGGTGGCGAAGCCCGTTTTTGGGTGGTGGTGTTCCAGGATTATGAAGTGCGGTTGCAGACCAAGGCTCAAATCATGGACGTGGTGACGGAAGGACATAGACACAGAGATGATGAGGACAATGCAAAATTCGAACGAAACGGACACGAAGAGCACTTTACCCTCGATTAAATATCCGGATTGCTGGCCGATGGTCCGCATCACCTGGATGGACGCCATGGACGGCGATACGGGATGGGTGTCTCTGAGCAAGATGCACGACGCCAAGCTGGCGACGTGTGTTGACATTGGCTGGATGATAAGAAACGATGATCTAAGAGTCACAATCATGGGGTCGTGGTGCTTGGATCCGCAGGAAGAGAAAGACGAGGACAAGGAAGGTGGAAGATACATTACGATCCCAAAAGGCTGGGTGAAGGAAATAGAATATTTAGGAAAGATGCATGGAGAGATTCGAGATTAACGTATGGAAGGACGCTGAACTGCTTAGCAAGGAAATTGTTGAGTTCAACAGCATAGAAGAATGCCATGACTACGTCACCGACAAGTATCACGGTCCTGATTCCTGGACTGGAACACACCAGAACAAAGCTGGAGTGAAACTATGGCGACCACCTCTTGGAATCAGGGTCACCTGGTCAAAACTAGGAGCCTATAAATACAAGCCACCTAAAATGTCATCTGAAGAAAAGAAATTGCAACGTGAGCTTCATGACTCAATCACCCCCGAAACAATTCAGGAGTTGGGTCCGAATGAAATGTATGCCAAGGTGTGTAAGGATTACGGACCTAATCCGGACGCGAAGGGGTACAATGAATTTCCGGGCAGGAAGCCTAAGACGTACATTGACGGGATAACAGGTGAAAAATACACAAAATGAGCGTAATAGTACCTAGAAACGGCAGGACGAGGCACGGCAGGCGACCACGGCATGGCTCCAAAAAGCCTGTCAAGAAATTTTATGGCCTCACGTCCAACATGAAAAAAGTTCTTGACATCGTAAAAAAATACCTGAAGGCAAACAACCACGCACCGAGCTATGAAGAATTAAGGCAGCTGAGTGGTCTAAAATCAAAATCAAACGTGCATAGATACCTGCATTGCTTGCGTGAAAGAGGATATATTAACTTTAAAGATCACATGAAACGTGGTATCATGGTATTGTGAATAGGGATCTCAGTGAAAAAAACTTTTTTATTTTTTCATTTACCGGGATATTGCCAATACCGCAATACCTTTTGATATAAATGATTGAAATACATAGATTATTAGGGTATTGGCAAGGTATTACGACTCTAAACGACGCAAGGAAGTTTTGTGTTTTTTCTATTATAAAATGAGTAAATATATACATATACCAATGGGTTACGGAAGATGAACAAGAAGGCCATTGCCAATACCTCTGCCAATACCAAAGACATGTCTTTAAAATACCCTAAAGACGGGGAAGGATTAACAAGTAGGCAGAAGATATTTGTTCAAATTTTCTCGGAAAATGAGGGTAGGTTGACTCCCACGGAATGCGCCAGACAAGCTGGGTACAAGGAGGATCGAGCTAATACTACAGCTTCAGAGTTATTGAACCCAAAGAAATACCCTAAAGTTGTTAATGCATTAATAAGAAGGAGGGCTGAGATTGATAAGACGCATGAAGTTAAACTGCAGAAGCATGTACAAGAGTTGGCAAGGCTTCGTGAGAAATCTTTGGCCGATAAGTCTTTTAGTGCTGCTGTTAATGCTGAGCGGTTGCGCGGACAAGCTGCGGGACTGTACATTGACAGGAAAGAAATCAGAACGGGAACTATTGATTCTATGTCTCGTGAAGAAGTTTTAAAACATTTGAAGGAATTAGGATTAGATGGAAAATTTAGAAAAGAGAAAGAAGGAGTGGTCATTGAAGTTCAGGAAGAGAAATCCAATGGCGAAGGACTTAAGGACATCACCAAAATATCGACCGAGGATAGTAAAAGACCGAACGAAGTATGACCGTAAAGACGGAAACAAACTTCTGGAAGAGTTTAAAGAAATTATTAAACAGTGGTAAAGGTTATTGTTATTCTAGAATTGAGAGCTACGCTACGCCAGGATTCCCGGATTGCGTAATATTTCACAATGTTACAGGATTCTTTACCATAGAATTAAAAGTTGCAACAAGTAGTAATAAAATACAAATTTCTACATTTCAACGGGCGTGGAACACCATTTATTCCATTCATGGAGCTCCTGTATTTATCTTAGTTAAGCTCCTGGGCACAGGTGGCGTTAAAATGTTTTCAGGGTCCAAGGCCCAAGAATTATCCCAAAAGACCCTCGATGCGGTGCCCGGGATATACGAAGGGCGGCTCGAGGACCTCGATCTGTGCGCCGTGGTCCGCGCAAACTCCCAAACTCCCCCATAATGTTAGTATTTTGTGGATAACCTGTGGATAACTTTCCCGGGCCCATGTCACCCGGCGCGCGATCCTGTTCCTAAAACTCCCAAACTCCCTCATATAGTATTGTTCCGAGGTCCGCGGCACAAGATGTAGCGTGCTGGTTCCCGGGATCCTGCTTCACCCGGCGTTGTCAAGGGCTTCAAACTCCCAAACTCCCCTATATGGTATATATTTCGGATTGACACACAAGATGTGGCGAGCTGGTGAACGCACCGGGGCGCGATCCCGTTAACCTTCACGGAAAATGGCGGATTTCCGCGGGTTGTACCACGCTTTTTTTCCTGAAGTAACAGGTTCTTCCTCCTGGGTGAAGGTTTCAAGCTCCAAAACTCCCGGAAAACAGCCATTTTACCCAAGTTCCACGACTGGGAGGCAGCTGCGTTAGTTCCCAGGGTCCCGGGAAACCGAAGCTCGAGCTTCGGAAAGTGTCCCGTAAATTATTTACGGGATTAAAAAGTGTCCCGTTTATTATTTATGGGATTATCCACAAAATAAATTGACTAAAGGGGTTGACTTTTGTGAAAAAATGTATATATTAGTATTAGTTCATTAGAAATAGAACTAGAGAGGAGTAAAAATGACTGATGAGCAGATAGAAATGCTTACGAATGCCATAATGGACATTACGAAAGCATTAGATAGAAACAATGCTACATTGGAAACCATATTGGGGCATTACAATGGTATAGTCCCCCAAATGAGAGAGAATGTGGATAGAGCAAACAGATTCGGCAGACAAGCCGAAACTGACGAAGTCGAGACTACTGTGACTAACTAGACTTCGTAAGGTAGGAGGATTAGGAGTTCACTGCAACGAATAGAAAGTTCGCAAAACTCCGAAACTCCCTGTCAAGGGTTATTTGCCCAAAGTTGTGGATAACCTGTGGATAAGTCACCGGGCGCACCGGGCGCTGCGCGCGCCGAGTGTCAAGTTTAAATTTCCCAGAAATCAGCCGATTCTTCCATTGACTTCCAGCCCGGGATGTGATATAATACAGTCTAGAAATATGGAACACTTACTGGCACTACTAATACCGCTGAAAATAGCCATTATTTGCTATTTTATATACCTGACGCTGCAGCACCTGCTTTAAAACTCCCCAGAACTCCCCGAGGATTACGACCCAAGTATATTGGTCCGTGGTGGGAGCTGTGAGTTGCCGGGATCGCGCCGGGCGTCTTCGTCAAGGGTTATTTCCCTGGAAAAGTTATCCACAAGTTTCTGAAAAAGGCATTGATTTGGATTTGGATTCGTTGTATAATGATGATGTGCAAGGGCAAAGCTCGAGACGAAGTTAGATGGAACACATTAGCACTATCACTTGCACATAGAAAGAGAATGAAGCAATCGGTCAACGCCGACCATTCAGTTTCTAAAGTGGCGTGGAGAGTTCTCCACAAAACGAGCAAAAGAATTGGTGTGTGGTAGGATATCAAGAAGCAGAATAAAACAACCACGTCTGTAAAGCCAATAGGAGTTTGGGGTGAAACTCCCCAAACTCCCTTATACACAAAGTATTAAGGGTTTATCCACAGGTTATCCACAGGCACCGGGCGCGCCCGCAGGCTGCCGAAACTCCCCAAACTCCCCATTACCGAAGAAGTTCGAGATGTCGAATTTAGATGAGTTTCCCGGGACCGCCTGCTGCACGGCGAAACTCCCCAAACTCCCAAACTACATTAGTAAAATGTGATGATTACTGGTCGGAATCGCCCGGGGTCGCAGGACAACGCTTCGGAAATGTTGGAATTTTGGCATAAAAAAAGGGCGTTATTGCTAACGCCCTTTTCAATCATCGAGGTTGATTATTCTGTTAAACCTAGTCTTTTCAAAATATAACCTATGTCATTTTGTAAATGGACTAATAAATCTTTCCCCCCTTCATCTTTATTTTTTGCCGCCCATTCAACTACAGCATTGCACAGAATACCACAAATGATTTTCCAGTCTGGGTCTGTTGCTTTAGGCATTTTTAACAAGTCCTGAAGTTCCACACCCTCAATGGCTTTTTGTGTTTTAATATACTCCACTAATTCTGTAATTAGTGGAGTAATGTTAGTATTATTAACAGTTATGATGTCTCTACCTTTAGGCATTGAATAACCCCATTCTGTTAATAGCTTTATGGTGTTTATGAATATTAAGCTCTAGTATTCGACCACAATTAACCACAAACCAATGATTAGT